AAACAAATGTTAGAAGAAAAGAAAAAAGGAGATGTTATATATGAAATTACAGGACCAGCAAAGTAAAGCTATACATGGTATTTAAAAAAGGAACAAAAAATAAAAATTGGAATGGTTTTAAAAAAGGACATAAACCAACTAAAGGAACTTTAGGTATGAAATTTCCACAACAGTCAGAAAGAATGAAAGGAAATAATTATGGTATCAAAAATAAAGGAAAAAAGTATTCTGATGAAATAAATAAAAAGAAAGGACGTATTGGTAATACTAACGGATTTAAAAAAGGACATCATTATAATATAGGAGTAATTAGAAACGAACAATGGAAAGAAAAAAGAAGAGTTATCGTATCAAATAAACTTTTAAAAGACGGTCAATTAAAATTTGGTACTCACGAAAAACAAATCTTAGATGAGCTTGAATTATCAATAGGTTATAAAATAATTAGGCAATATGCTATTAAAGGTTATTTCTTAGATGGTTATATTCCTGAATTAAATTTAGTAATAGAGATTGATGAGGAACATCATAAAAGACAAAAAGAAAAAGATAAAGAAAGAGAAAATAATATTAAAAAAGAATTAAATTGTAAGTTTATTAGAATAGATGACAATTTTTAATGAAACAAGCTGGACACCTGAATTGATGTTTAATTTTATAGATTTTTTCTTCGGATTCAAGCCACATTCATATCAAAAAAGATTATTAAAGGCATGTTTAGAAACAAAAAGAATAGCTGCTAAATTTCCAAGACAAAGTGGAAAAAGTACTACTATAGCTATTTACGTATTATTTAAAGCTATAACATCAAAAGTTTCTATAATTATTGTAGCCCCAACTCAAACACAAAGTTCTGAATTATATAATAAAGTTAGAGATTTTGCAATACATAATAATACAATTGAAAAATTAATAACAAAAAGTACAGAGACCGAACTTAAATTTGTAAATGGAAGTAGGATAATAAGTCTTCCGTGCGGTCCTGACGGAAAAACAATTAGAGGGTTTACGTCAGATATTTTAGTTATTGAAGAAGCTGGACATATGAAAGACCAAATTGTAGGAACTGTTCTAATTCCTATGATTGCCTCAAAGCCTAATGGACAAATAATAAAGATTGGAACACCTTGGACAAGAAATCATTTTTATAGAAGTTGTTTTGAAGATAAGAATTATATTGTAATTAGTATTGATTGGCAAGAAGTATTAGAACAAGGTCAATATACACAAGAATTTATTGAAGAACAAAAATCACAATTATTAGACATAGAATTTCAAACAGAATATGGTGCAATGTTTATTGACGATGGTAACTCATTCTTTCCTTCCTCTATTTTAGAGGGAATAAAATTAAATTACGGGATGTTTGTTATTATATAGAGAAATCTATATATATGATTAATTACGATTTAAAAAAAGATGACAATATATCATTATGTAGAAAGAGGATATTGCTGGAAATGTGGACGTAGAACTTCACATAAAGATGATGAAGGCAAATTCTTTTGTACCTTTTGTGCTATGAAAAATATAAACAATACTTTAGATGAAAGAGAAAAAGAAATTATTTCTAAATTAAAAAAATCCAAATTAACACCTGCTGAAATAAGTTCAATTCTTAGTTCACCAAGATTACCTATTCCTTCTAATATAAAACCTTATAATTGTAAAACTACTAAAGTTAAATTTGGTATATTTGGTGATACACATATAGGTAATAAATATTATGATGGTGATTTAATGAAATATATGGCAAAAACGTTTAATTCAATGAATGATTTAGAGTTTGTAATTTTCTGTGGGGATGCATGTGAAGGACATTATGAAAGTAAAAGACAAGGAAGTATATTTGAATTAGATTGTATTGGAGGAGATGCACAAGTAGAAAAAGTTGTAAAAGAATTCGGACAAATTAAGAAACCTATTTATGGAATAACAGGAAATCACGAAACAAATACTTTTTATAAAATGTCTGGATTTGATATTGGAAATCAACTAAAAGAAAAATTAAAGAACTGGAATTACTTAGGTCAAGGTAGAGGTACAATTAATCTTCCTCATAAAAATAAAATAGAAGTTTTACATCCTGATGGAGGTTCAAGTTATGCTATATCATATAAATCACAAAAAATAGTTGAAAGTTTAGAAGGCGGAACAAAACCTTCTTTATTATTAATAGGTCATTTTCATAAAGCAGAATATCTTTTTTATAGAAATGTTCATGTTATACAAACTGGTTGTATAGAAAGTCAAACAGATTTTATGAGAAATAACCATCTTTCTGCACATAAAGGTTTCTGGGTAGTAGAACTTGAGGTTGGTAAAAATGGAATTTCTAAAATAGTACCTCAATTCTATCCTGCATATTAATTATGGTTAATTTAGATATTAGAAAACCAGATGGAAGTTATAATGAAAAATCAACTTATATCTGTGGGGTGGATTGTGCTCGTACTGGTAAAGATGAAACAGCAATTGTAGTATTAGAACAATTGCCGTTTGATAATAATATATTTTTAGTACATATAGAAACTTCTCATACACCTGATTTAAATATGGTAGTAGGTAGAGTTAAATATCTAAATCAAATATTTAATTTTAAAAGAATCATGGTTGATGAAACAGGATTAGGGGCTGGTGTATGTGATATGTTAAAAAGTAATTTAGGTGTAAAAGTAGAAGGTATATGGTATACTCAAAAAATTAAAGCAGAAATGTTTTATAATTTAAAATTATTAATGACAAGACCTACTGGTAAATTATTTATTCCTGATTACAATTCTTCTAATGACCCTATTGTTAGAAAGATGTATTATCAATTTTTATCTATTCAACAAGAGTTTAATAACTCTGAAGTTCCTAAAATATTTCATGAAGAAAGAAGTCATGATGATATAGTAAATGCAGTTGCACTTGCTGCTTACTATTGGAAAGTAGGTCAAAATAAGAAAAAGTATCATTTTTTAGGTATTAATTAAATTTCTATATAGATAGTTTTTATTGATTTATAAATAATTAAACATAAATTATATTATGTTCATTCATTTATTAACTCATAATGACAGACGAAAAGAAACCATCAAGATTTCAAATTTATGAAAACGTAGATTTAGTTAATAGTGAACAATATATTTCTGAACAATTTAAAAGTAAGATTACTTTAGATGATAATAATACTGGATTAAAATCTCAATTTATGGAAAAGGTGGGAGAACCACATCCATTTGATTATTCTATAATAGAAGGAGTAGCTAAAAAGTTTGGTTTAATAACTGCTATTTTAAATAAAATAAGAGATTATGCTTTAGGTCCTGGAATATTTGTTGATTCTGAAAATGAAGAAATAGTAGATATTCTTGAGGAATGGATTGATAAAACAGACTATAAATCTTTCCTAAATGCATGGTTTGAAGAAGCTCTTATGAAAGGAACTGGTTATCAAGAAATAGCTGGATTAAGTTCTGCTAATTCTACTAATGAAATAAAGGTAGTTAATTCTAATACAATGTATATTAAGAGAGATGATAAAGGAAATATAAAAAAATATAATCAATTCATAGGAAGTAATATGAATCAAATTAAAGATGAAGATATTATACAGTTTAATCCTACTGAAATTATTCAATTAGATATTAACAAGATTGGAAGTTGTGCTTATGGAATGGGAATTGTATTTTCTGCTCTAAGTATTATTAATGATTTCTTAAGTGCTCAAAAATGTATGCATAAAATAATGGAAAGAAAAGCTAACAATCCAATACATGCAAAATTAGGTAATATAGAAAAAGATGACTATCCTCAACAAGAAGATATAGACGCATTCGGAAAAAAATTACAATATATGAATTCTACAACTGAATGGGTTACTGGACCTAATGTTGAAATGGTTGTATTAGATTTTGGAAAAATAAGTGATAAGTTTCAAAGCATTATGGATAATGATATGAAGTTATTATCGTATGCATTTCAAGTTCCAGAATCAGTAATGGGCGGAGAAAAGAGTTATACAGGAGCATCAGAAAGTCACGATGATGGATTTGATAGAATTATAAAATCATATCAAGAACAAATAGCATTTGTTATTAAGACAAAAGTATTTAATAGAGTATTAGAAAATAACGGAATATTTGATAGAGATTATAAAATAATATGGGGAAAACCTGGAGAAAAGGAATTAGTAGAAATGAGAACATCTATTCAAGGATTATTAGCGTTAGGAGAATTATCACCTGGAATGAGATTAGCTTATGAAAAGAAATTAGCAATATTAGATGGAATTGATTATGATGAAGTAGAAACAGAAAATAGAAAAGCAGAAAGAAAAGAAAATAGAATGCAAAAGAAAGAATTTAATCAACAAGTTCAAATAAAAGCAACACCTCCTGGAAAAGCACCACCAGTAGAAAGTATTAAAGATAGAATATTAGATGAATTTTTATTAAATAAAGCCCCACAAGAAATAGAATGTACTCTAATGAAAGAGTTTAATTTAGATGCAAGAGAAGCATATATAAAAGTAAATGAAGAATTAGACGAAATAGAAAAAGATTTTGAATTGGAAGATTGGGTTGGAGAATACACTCAAACTAAAAAAGATATTTTAGATGTAATAGAAAATGATAAATTTGAAAATCTTGCTGCTAAGAAAGTAGGTGATATTAAATTAGGATTATTAAATAAAAAGCAAATAGAAAAGGTTAAAGAAGTATTTAGTGATGCGTTTGAAAATAAATTAAGTTTAAAGAAGATAGAAGCTAAGTTAGCTAAAATAGGATTGAGAGATAGATATGTGATGAAAGACGGAGAAAAAGTATTAAGTATGACTGCTGATAAAAGACCTCATATTATAGCAAGAACAGAAACTGTAAGATTAAGAGCAGAAGGAAGTCTATTAGCATATGAAAATAAAGATATAAAAGAAGTAATGTTTAATGTAAATTCAGTTCACCCTTGTCCTGATTGTTCTGAATTAGATGGAAGTGTTTATCCATTAGAAGTAGCTCATAGTATTATACCAAGACATGTAGGTTGTAGATGTAATTGGAGTGAGGTTAGAGAAATATGAATAGACCTAAGTGTGAACTTGAAGAATGTAATAATGAAGCATTAACATTAGTTAGTGGTAAATGGATTTGTGGTGAATGTTATTTAAAAATATTAAAAAGAATGGAAAAAGAATATTGGAAAATAAATGGATGGGATAAGATAAATGGTAGCTAAAAAAAATTGCATAATATGCGGAAAAGAATGTACTGGAATTAAATGTCAAGTTTGTTTTCTATTAACTTTACATAAAAATAATATAGGAATTAAAAGACCTGATATGAAAATTATAATGACAGGAAATAAGTATAGTGTTGGTAGAATACCATGGAATAAAAACTTAAAAGGATTTATACCTTGGAACAAAAATTTAACAAAAGAAACCGATATAAGAGTTAAAAATACGAGTGATAAATTAAAAGGAAGAATAATTAATCCTGAAAATGTATTTAAAAAAGGTGATTTAAATGTTACAAAAATCCCAGAAGTTAAAAATAAAATAAGAATTAAAGCACAACAAAGATTAATTAAAAATGGACAATTAAAATTCGGTAAACACGAGAAATATATCTTGGATGAATTAGAAAAGTTATATGAATATAAAATAATTAGACAATATCCTATAAAAGGTTATTTCTTAGACGGTTATATTCCTGAATTAAATTTAGCTATTGAGGTTGATGAACCAAGACATAATAAAGATAATGTAAAACAACATGATATAATTAGACAATACGATATAGAAACAGAATTAAATTGTAAGTTTTTAAGAATTGAGGATAGATTTAGATGGTAGCACGAATAATAAAAGGCACTGCGCAAGTTTACTTCACTAAAGAACATAATGGAGACAGAGTTTTAGACTTATCTGATTTTCCAGAAATAGATTCTACTATTGCTAATGAAGATATTCCTGTAATTGGTAATTGGTCTGATTATTCAGGTCAAGGAATTAGAAATAATCAAGAAGTAATGTTACAAGGATTGGCAAATAGAAAGAAAACAGAAGCTGAAAATATAATTGGAAATGAACAAACAGTTAATCTAACTGATAGAGGAATTAATGCTGATACTCATAGAACGAGAAAAAAATTAGTTTATGTAGAAATTTAGGTGAACTATATAGATAATTTTTATAAGTATTTAAATAAACTTATATAATTTAATTTTATAATAAAATGGAACAAGAATCAACTGAAACAAAAGAAAAAAAGTATGACGAAGAAGGACGAGAAATTGTCGCTGAAAATGTTAAACTTTTTATTGAAGCAAGTATAGAAACTATACAAGAATAAAATGACAGGCGAAAAGAAAATAAATATTTCTGGAATAGCAGTACGAGAGGGAATTTCTAAAAATGGAAGAAAATATACTGCAATTGAATTAAATAAATTTGCTCCTACAATGATAGGAAGACCAATTCTAAAAGACCATTATGGTGCTACTGATAATATTATAGGAAAAATAACTCATGCAGAAAGTATTGATGGTGGAAAGTTAGTAAGATATGAAGGATGGGTAAAGGAAGATGGTACAAATATTATTGATAAAATATTAGATGGAAGAGTATCAGAAGTTAGTATTGGAGCTTTTAGTAAGAGAGTAGTAAAAGATAAGGAAGACGAAAATGTTTTAATTCCTATTGATATGGAAGCAATGGAATTATCAACAACACCAGTACCAGGAGTAACTGGAACATCATTATTAGCTGATAATAATAAAATAAGAAAAGAAGATTTTACAAAAATAATTAAAGATTATACAGAAGAAATAAAAAAATTAGAAGGTGAAAGAATTAATAATGAACAAAATAAATGTTCTATAAAGGATAAAAAGGAGGATATTATGGAAGAAGACAAAACTCAAAATGTGTCTGCAGTTGTAGAAAATGTTGAATTCACTAAAATGAAAGAAGAATTTGCTGCAATGAAAGAAAAGACTGAAGCATTGGAAAAAGCTAAATTAGCTTTGGAAGAAGCAAGAAGACAAGATGCAATAAACACATATACTGAAAAGGCAAAGGCAAAGAATTTACCTTTAAAAGACCTTTCAAAAGCAAGTATGGAAACAATACAAGCAATGACTGAAATGGTTAATGAAATTACTATTCCTACAAAGGAAGCAGCAGTTGAAGAAAAAGTACAAGCTAAAGCAAAATCAGTAGATGTTAATGTATCTACTTCTACAGAAGACTTCAAAGGATATGTTATATCAACAGAAGACGTAAGTGGAAGAGGAGTAGCTTTCTTCAAGTTAAACTAAAATGACATTGAATCCATTAGGACTTCAACAAATTACTGATTTCGGTAATCCACAAGTATTAACTGGGGAAGCAAGAGAAGCAATTTCAGGCGGACAAATCGTAGGAGTTTCAGGTGCAAATAGTGTTGTAACTTCTGGAACTGCAAGCTATGTAAATAGTGATATAAAGTTCTTTGTAGCAACTTCAGCTGCTAACGCAGTAGGAGTAGCTTTAGGAAAAGCAGAATCAGGAGCAGCAGTTGCAGTAGCTGTAAACGGAGCTTTCATCTTACCATGCGCAGGTTCAGTTAATGCAGGGGGAATTGTAAAATTCTCAACAAGTGATGCAGTAGCTAACTTAGGTTCTCATGTAGTTCCAGCAGATGCAGAAGATTCTGCAGCAGCAGGAGATATATTTGGAAGAGCTTTAACAAATGGTACAAGTGGAGGATTCGCAATAATTTCATTAGGATTATAAAATGGCAGAAATGAAATATATATCAGAATTGTTAAGTACAGACATTGCTACACAAGGTTCATTATTGATTGTAAAAAAGATATATGATACTCTTGTTAAAGAAGTAATGAAAGTATTAATCCCAAGAAGTGAAGCAGCAGTTGTAATTGGACCAGCAGGAATACCAGGAAGCAGTATCGACATCGACAGAGAAGTACCTAATACATTAAAACTTAGGGAAATAGCTGAAGGAGGAGATATAACATTGGACCAACAATCTTATGATAGTGTCAACGTCAAACCTAAAAAGTATGGTGTTGGTATTAGAATAACAAAAGAAATGTTGGAAGATGCTAAGTGGAATTTGTTACAAACAAATTTAGAAATTGTTGGTAGAAGATTCGCTGAAAATGAAACTAATTTAGTATTACTACAATTAGATTCAGCAACAACAACAAATGCAGGTGGAGCAGCTTTTTCAATCTCTGACATCACTAAAATGATGCAAGACCTTGAAGATGAAGACTACACACCTACTACATTACTCGTTGGTAATGAAGTTATGCACGACCTAAGAAACATTGATACTTTTACCGAAGTTAATAAAAACGGTAATAGAGATATGTTAGATACAGGTTACGTAGGAAACATTTACGGTATGAACGTTATAAGATTCTCAACAAATGCGGCTCCTTCAACAACATATAGTAAATACGCTTATGTATTCGACAATAGACAAGCATACTATATTATTGAAAAGAGACCAATGACTGTTGAAAATTTTGAAATGTATAGCAATGATATGTCAGCTGTTGTGGCAACACAAAGAATAGCTGTACAACTTATCAGAGCATCATCAGTATCTAAGACTACTACAAGTTAAACCTATTTATAGGTTTAGGTTAATGCAGACGTATTATTATTTTTAATTTTAAAAATTTTAAAGAAGTTCTTTCGAGAGAGGAACAAAAAAAGTCATACATTTATGTATGAAAAATGTTCGTGTAATTAAATATCAGGGAGATAAAAAATGAGTGATTTAAGAGATGGTTTAGGAGGAGAAGAACTAAGAGTAAGCGGTTTACAAGCAGGTGGAGTAAACATTAGTCCTTACTTTACTGGAAGTATTACTTCAGCAAGTAATATAACTTCATTAGGAAGTGTTATTGGTGCAGTTGTAACTAATAGTAATGGTAAGTTTATGGCTAATATAGTAGGTTCGCCAGCAGCTTATGGAATATTAATCCAAACTGGAAGTATTGCAACAAGTGCAGGTAGTGTAGCTACAATCGTATTTGGACAACAATTCGCTACAGTTGGTAAATATTATGTTCAAGCACAAGCTATTAATACATCAGGAACTGCTTTTGTTAGTGGAACTAAGAATGTATCTGGTTGTGTAATTGTTGGGGAAGCTTCAACTACTTACGACTATATAGCAGCTGGATTATAAATATTTATTTTTTATTTCGTTAATTGATAATAACTAAAAACGGTAATAGGAGGTAAATAAATTATGAATGACCACAGAATAAAGTGTTATAGATTTAGAGCAGGAAGTGACTTACTGGCAAGTTCAGCAGGACTTTTTGATTCTTATGCCTTATGGCCTATTGAAGGTACATTAATGGGTATACAATTTACTTCTAATAATTATGCAGCAACTGGAAGTCTATTTTTAACTGTATCAGGAACAGAAGATGCAATATGGTCTTGTATTAGTGGAACAGTTACAAGTAATATTAATGTTACAGGTTTAATAACTCCTGTAAATTTAGCAAGAGATACAAAAAATAATAGTGGAACAAATATAGGATATATAGAAATGCCTATATATGGAGTAATGAGATTAGTAGGAAGTGGATTAGGAGATTCTAAATCAGGTACAGGATTTAATGTCTTGTATATATAATGACAATAATATTAAACTTAAATAATAATAATTTAGTGTTAAAATCTAATTATTATGGAATTGAAGTAGATAAAATATTAAATTGGGATTTAGTACCTTTTAGTATGTTATTATTTTCGGAAAATAAATATAAAACTAAATCATCGTATGTTTTAAAAACATCAAACAATAAATTAATATTTATAAAAGAAACAAATGACAATTAATACTTTTAATATAAAAAAAGGAGATACATTACCTGTATTATCAGTAACTTTACAATATTCAAACGGTTCAGCTATTGATTTAACTAATGGTTCAACTTATATTCATATAGGAAATTTTGTTAATTATGTTCCGATATTTAGTGGAGCATGTGTAATAACAAATGCTATTAATGGAGAAGTAGAATATAGATGGACAGGAAGCGGAGATACAAATAGTTCGGGAATATATTGGGTTGAATTTAAAACAACATGGCCAGGAAGTCAAATAACATTACCAAACAATCATTCATTTAAATTAGAAATATTTGAAGATTACGAATAAAAAATGACAGAAACATATATAAAATTACCTAATGACTCTTCTAATACAGGAAAATTAGTTAGAGCTAACGAAAGAGTAGTAAATGGAAGTGCTGTAGAAGAACACTTTATGATACTTCAAGATTATACTAATGATAATCAAGCCTCAATAGATTCAACTGGACATTTATCTATTGTAGGGTCAATTACTTCTATGCCTACAATTGTAATTGGTTCTGTAACTGCTAATGTAGATAGTGTTTATATTCAATCTGGAAATCAAGTTGAAGTTTATCAATCAGGGTTAGTTCAAACTTATTCAAGTGGTATTTCAGTAATATTAGGAAGTGTGCAAATTACTAATCAATTTATTGTTACTGGTTCAGAAAGTTATATAAAGAATTTTGGTGATTTAGGGAGTTCTGTTGTAGTTACTAATCTTTATACAGGAAGTAATGTTTATCAAGGAGATAGATTTGGTATTAGTGGAATTGTAGAAGTTAGTAATAGAGTTGCAGGAAGTATTGTTGATATGCCAAATATTACAATTAATAATCCTTCAACAATAGGTAGTTGGACTAATATAAACAATGGAAGTTCATTTATACTTAGTTCTCCTGGAAGTATAATCATAACAGGTAGCACATATGTAACTGGTTCTATAAATATTTCAACAACATTATTACCTATATCAGGAAATGTATTAGTTAGTGGAAATGTAAATGTAACACAAACTACTAATCCTTGGATAGTTAGTGGAAATGTTTTAGTTAGTGGTACAGTATTTTCAATTCCTATAAGTGGAACATCATATTCAAATGTAGTAAGTATGCCTTCTATAGTAGGTGTGTCTGGAACTGCCTTTAATAATATTTTAGGAAGTGTTACAATAACTACAATGCCAACAATTAGTACAACATTTATCGGTTCATTAGAAGTATTTAGTTCTACAGGAAGTGTTAATGTTTATGGTTCGTTATCTACATCTGCAGGAAGTGAATCTTGGATTAAAGGTGGTAGTATTCAAATATATAATCCTGTAGGAATAGGAAGTATGTTATTAGTTAGTTCTGCTGGTTCTGTGGGAGTATATCTTCTATCAGGAACACAATATACTACACCAACATCAGGTACAAGTTGGGTTAATATTGCTTCAGGAACACACTATATAAATGCTATACAACAATCTGGAACAAACTATGTAAATATTGTAAATTCTTTAGGTTCAATTTTTATAGTTCCAAAATCAGGAACATCTTATGTTAATACAACTCAAACTACAAGTCCATGGATTATAGCAGGAAGTGTAAATATAGTTAATTCATCACAAGAAGTAGGTTCTCCTTGTTTTAAACAAGCAGGAACAAATGCAAGTGGAACTTATACACAAGTATGGACTATTGGAGGAACAGGAAGTAGATTAGAGGTTCATGGATGGCATATTTCTACAAATAATCCTGGTATAGTTACAATAGTAGGTTCTGCAACGACACCTATATTAATATCTAATAACTTCTTAAATTATGCATCAGGAGCTTTAATAGAAAAAACATTTAGTAATCCTATTGTACCTCAAGGAGCTAATGTTCATTTAGGATTTCAAACTACTGTAGCAGGAAGTACATGTGTTACTATTTATGGTAGGGAGATTAAGTAAATGTATAATTATTATGGAATATATAACAATATATATACATGGTATAATAGTAGTAATGGAAGTATATTAATAGTTGGTGGTGAGTATAATTATGCTTGTGATTTATATGATGGAAAATTAATAGTTTCTCGATATAGTGAACCTAATTCTTATATAAACATTTATTCTGGATTATCAAAATACGAGGATATTCAATTAATAGGAAGTTTTATTTCCCCAGGACCAGACCCCGAAGGAGTAGCAGTAGATATAAGTGGTAATTTAGTAAGTAGTGATTTTAGTAACGGATATGTGTATACTCATTCAGGTATTTCTAATGTTTTAACTGGAAGTTTTGCTATTAGTGGAAATGGAGCAAATTCATTAGGAAATATAATTATAATTGACAATAATTTATTATATAAAACAATACCATCTATTACAATGTCAAATTATATATTTAAATGTTCAGGTATTTCTAATGTTTTAACTGGAAGTATGGAGAGTTCTATAAATATTGGTGAGGTATATAGTATATTTTTATCTAAAAAAAATAATAACCTATTAGATATAAATTCTTATAGTAATTACATATATGAATATTCTGGAGCGTCAAATGATATTATTTTAGGAAGTTTTAGTTTAAGTGCCTTAAATTTATCATA